CGGTAAAGTATTTAGGCGACAAGCCGGTGTTCCCGGAACAGCTATTAATGGCTTGAAGTTTCCTAATACTACTATAGAAAATATGCAGATGTTCGACAAGTTCCGACAGCTTGCAGATGAACAAACAGGTATTCCTTCTTATAGTCATGGTCAAACAGGCGTACAAAGCATGACACGCACCGCATCAGGTATGTCTATGTTGCTTGGTGCAGCTTCATTAAACATTAAGACTGTTATTAAGAATCTTGATGACTTCCTGTTGAAGCCTATGGGTGAAGCATACTTCCAATGGAACATGCAGTTTTCAGACTATAAGCTTGGTATTGACGGTGATTTAGAAGTTAAAGCTACAGGTACAAACAGCTTGATGCAGAAGGAAGTACGCTCTCAAAGGCTTACAATGTTCCTTCAGACCGCAGCTAATCCTGCTGTAGCTCCGTTTATTAAGATGAACAAGCTTATTAGTGAACTGGCGTACAGCTTAGACCTAGATCCAGATGAACTGATGAATGACCCTGAAGAAGCTGCAATGATGGCTCAGATTATAGGAATGCAAAATAATGTTGGACAAAGCCCTAGCCCGGAAGCTGGCCCCGATGGTCAAGGACAAGCACCAATGGGAGGCCCTGAAGGAGTACCTCAACAGCCTCAAGATCTTGGAGCTACAGGTACTGGTGGCGGCAACATCGGAACTGGAATTGTTCCGCAGTCAGGGGAAGCTGAGTTTTCTGGCTAGGCTAGAAACTTTACCTGAGCAAGTAGACGAAGCACTTAATAGGAAAGATTATGAGTAAGAGTATGTTAAATCCATCAGAGCGTGAACAATATGTTAAAGGTGGTCTTAAAAATATTATTGAGTTTGGTGCGAAAGTTATAAAACCTTTAAATGAAGGTCAAAAAAAAGTAGAAAAAGCTACTAAAAAACAAGCAGTAACTGCTAAAGCGCAAGCAAAAGCTTTTGGATATGGCGGGCTTACAATTGGTATTGGCGATTTAATATATTCAAATATTTCTGAAAATGAAGTTCCTTCTCTTATGAAAAAAGCAGAAGCAGCTAATGTTCCATTTAGAGTTGTGGATGAAAGAATAAATCCAGAAGATTATCCTGTTTATAAAAAAGATTCAGATTCTGCAAAAGCTTTTAGACAAGCTCAAAGAGATGCTAAAAAAGCAGGAGCAGATTTTTTTGAATATGAAGGTAGATCTTATAATACTAGAGAAAAAAGTGCATACGGTGGTAGAAAATTTGATTCTGTACAGGGCTATAAAGATATGTACAACATGTTTGAGCGTAGTTTAGCCGCAGCAGAAACTGAAGAACAGCGACAAACTATTGAGAAAAACTTTCTTAGAGACACTAGTAATGTAAGTGAAATGACTAAGATAGCTGCTTTAAAAGAAATGGAAAAAGAGCGAATGGCTCGTGAAGGCATGGATAAAGGCGGCTTACCAGATCTTACAGGCGATGGAAAGATTACTCAGGCAGATGTCTTGAAAGGACGTGGAGTATTTAACGAAGGTGGCTCTATGATGATGCCCCCTGAAGGTATGCCAGTAGATACCTATCCAAACATACCAGAAGATGAAATGGATGAAGCACTGGCTTCACAGCTTCCAGATAATGAAATGGAAGACGATTATATTAGTTACGTCATGGATGAATCCCTTGACGATGAAGAACAAGATTACCTAGCAGGTGTATTACAAAATGATCCAAGACTATCAGATATCTTGGACAAAGTAATTACAGTTGCTAGTGAGTTTTCGGGTGCTGGAGAAGTCGAAGGCCCCGGAACTGGTGTATCAGATTCTATCCCCGCTCGTTTGAGTGATGGAGAGTTTGTATTTACCAGAAAAGCAACCGACCAGATTGGTGCGGATCAGCTTCAAACAATGATGGATGATGCTGAACGTGCTTATGATGGCGGTTATCAAATGAAGGCTATTGGCGGTTATATGCAAGAAGACCCTGAAGAGCAAGATCTACCCCTCAGCAAAACTGATGAGGAAATCAAGAAGCTCATGATGGGTGCAAATAAGATGCCTAGTCTTCGATAATTTTACGGCTACCTTGGTAAGACAAGCCCCATAAACTCGACGGAGTTAATATGGCTACCTTGCAAGACACAAGCCCCGTGAAGGAGATTGAGAATGTCAGAAGTACAAGAAGAAGTTAGTAATCCATACAATGCTCGTAAGCCTTGGCACGAAGCTGATAAGCCCAGTGGAGGCAGTGCAGATGGATTATTTTTTGAGCCGTCTCAGGCTACCCTTGAAGAAGAGGCCCCTGAAGAAGAAGCTCAACCCCGAAAGAGGACTAACTATAAGAAACGATACGATGATCTAAAGAAACATTATGATCAGAAACTTGGAGAGTTTAAACAAAAGGAACAAGAACTCCTTGCGATGGCTCAACAAGCACAACCCCGCTATGAACCGCCTAAGTCTGAAGAAGAGTTAGAAAGTTTTAAAGAGGAGTATCCTGATCTGTATAACACTGTTGAATCTGTAGCACATATGCAGAGTCAACGGCAGGTAGCAGAACTTGAATCGCAACTACAGGCTATGCGGCAACGTGAGTCTGAAGTATTACGTAGAGAGGCTGAAACCACTTTGCAACAGCGCCATCCAGACTTTGAGGACATCAGAGGGGATGAGCAGTTTCATGCGTGGGCTAAGGAGCAACCTGAGCAGATTCAAGATTGGGTTTATAATAACCCTGATAATGTTGCTTTAGCTTCAAAAGCTATTGATCTTTACAAATTGGAAACTGGTGTTACTCAAAAACAACAGCCCAGAAAGAAACCTCAAGGTTCGGCAGCAGATATGGTATCAACTAAAACAACTAACGTAGATGCTGGTCAACCTAAGATCTGGACTGAACGGGAAATCGCTGCTATGTCCCTAGATCAGTTTGATAAATATGAAGAAGATATTAAGCAAGCAATGATGGAGGGTCGCGTAGTAGCATAATTAATTGTGTTATTAGGAGAATATTAACATGGCTTATAATGTAAGTGACCAATTCTTTGAACCGTCTACAGATACCAATGCTAACTTTGGTAACTCTGTAGCAGGACAAACCAACTCGTTCTTCCTGCCTAAAGTTTACTCTAAGCAGGTACTGAACTTTTTCCGTAAGGCTTCTGTGATTGAAGGTATTACGAACACTGACTATGCGGGTGAAATCGCAGCATTCGGTGATAGTGTACGAATCATCAAAGAGCCTGAAATTACTGTTTATCAGTATGAGCGTGGTCAAGATGTGACCGCTACTAAGTTGACTGACCAAGAAGTAACTCTGGTTGTTGACACGGCTAACGCATTTAAGTTTATCGTAGATGACATTGAAACTAACATGTCTCACGTTAACTTCCGTGACGTTGCTACGTCTTCAGCAGCTTACTCTTTGCGTGATGCTTTTGACCAAGGTGTACTAGCTTCTATGTTTGCTGGTGTGTCTGCTTCTAGCCCTGACCATATCCTTGGTACAGACGCTACTGCTGACCTTGCTGCTGGAACCTTTGACGGTACTGGTAACCTAGACCTTGGTTTTGCTGCAAATGAGCACGATCCTCTGGATATCATGGCACGTATGGCACGTTTGCTAGACGAGCAGAACATTCCAGAAGAAGGACGATGGTTCGTAGCTTCACCACAGTTCTACGAAGTACTGTCTCAGTCTAGCTCTAAGCTGTTGAACGTAGACTTTAACGCTGGTCAAGGCTCCATCCGTAATGGTTTGGTAAGCTCTGGCAAGCTGCGTGGTTTTGATATGTACAAGTCAAACAACATTCCTGCGGTAACTAATGCTGCTGGTCAATGTCTGGCTGGTCACATGTCTTCTACGGCAACGGCTCAAACGATCACCAGCACTGAGGTCATCCGTGACCCAGATAGCTTCGGTGACATTGTACGTGGTCTACACGTTTACGGTGCTAAGGTACTGCGACCAGAAGCTCTGGTTTCAGCCTTCTACGGTATCGACTAGACCTTTTAGGT